GTGCTTGCTTATAAAGCATCATCCTTGCTCTACTAAACCTTGGAACAACTTTGCTTGGGTATGTTGGTATCTGCTGCAGTGATTCACTAGAAAAATATTGTTCAATATGTTTATCCATATTAATATTAAAATAAAAATCTAAAGCAGTCATTCGTTCAGCGGCTTCATTTTCGTTGAATTTTTGCTCTGCTGCTGCTACAGTCTTTAAAATTATTTGCTCAGATAAATCAGGAATTACTACTTGATTAACTGTTTTTCCAAAATTATACATATTTATTACCAGTCCATTGTTCTGCTTGCTCTACTTATCACAGGAAACTTATAACTAATTGCATAGCTACAAGCATCTAATGAATGAGTTAGCTCTATTTGTGTTTTATCAATTCCACCCTTTTTATCTCTTTGCACTTGTTCTAAATCTTTTATTAAATAAACGCATTTAGGCTCAATGGTCATTGTAATATTACCATCTGCATCTAATAATTTTCTATTTAATGCGTTTAGTCTGTCTATATGACTTGGATGAGACTTCTTTGCCCTAATTAAGAATCCATAATCTCTTAAGATATGATGGTCTGACCTATTGCTTGTTGTGCTTCTAGCACTTCCAGCAGGGTCAGGATAAACCTCTATATTAGGCTCAATAGCTTTCATTTTACGCGCCATCTCTTCAGTATTACTATTCTTTAATCTTATTTCATCATAATAATGAATAGTTCCATCGGTATATTGACATGCTAGCACTGCTGTCATATAATCCACATTGAAATCACAACCCCACCATTTATGACTAGATACTTCTTTAGCTTTTTTAACATGTATATCTCGATCAAAATTCCAAGCTGCTCTGTTCCCTGTTGTTTCAAAAGAAGCCTCAAACTCTTGCCTAAATCTAACTGGATCCATAGTTTTCTTAGCTCTTGCTATCTCTTCAGCTGGTACAAAACCACCATCTACTGTTTTAAACTGCCAAGATTTCCAATCAGAATCACTTTGACCTTTAGAATATAAATCATACATAGTATCATATCCATTAGGAGTTCCAATAAATAAAGCAGTACCTTGAGTCGTTGCTAGCATAGGATAAATAATTTCTTCCCAAACATGAGGTTTAATATAAGCCATCTCATCCATCACACATTTAGTAAGTTCAACGCCACGAAGATTATGCTCATTATCAGCACCTTTAACTGCAAGCTCTGCTCCATTATCAAATACAACAGACATTTCGCTTTCATTAAGCTTTGCTCCAGTAAAACCTTGAAACATTTGCCTTAATATAGGGAAAACAATCATCTTCCCTTGGCGGTAAGTTGGACATATGAACCAGCGTCTTTCGTTTGGTTCGAACTGGTCTTTCATTAAATACATAAGTGATAGTACAGTCTTTCCCCATCTGCGGCCACATACTAAAACTTTGAACCTGCTTGAATCCTTTAATATCTTTTTTCTTATAGGATTTATATGCCATTCAATCATTACTTTTTTATTTTTTTTATCTTACCATTGGTGGTTCTTGCAAACTTATGCGTTTTTGTTTCCCTTATTAAGGTTCCTGTATAGCGTTTATTGCCCCATTTCCAACTTACTTTTTTAGCCATTTAATCTTCTCCTATAACCATTACTTGTATTGGTTCGCTTTTAGTTGTTCTTTCTTGTCTTTCTAACGCTTTACCCTCCATGCGTTCAACTATAAATTGTATTGCTCTTAAATCTCCACGTTCTGCTAATTGAAAAAGTTTGCCTAATATAATCTCTCTACGTTCTTTTCCATTTACTTCTTGAAAGCTAAACTGTTTTATTAAATCACTATAAGCATTACGTCTACCATTAGGATTACCAGACTCTCCTTTTTTCCACCTATTGCCTAGTTTATTACCTTTAGCAAACTTACCATCCTTACGTTTGTTCTGCGTTTGTTTAGTCATCTATTTGAACTAATCCCATTGCTACTGGCTTATTTAACATATCCATCAAGTCTTTAACAGCCTCTGTTTCAAACTCATATACATCAAACTCTATTCGCCAGGCTCCAGCTATCTTTAAATTCTTTATACCAACTAATTCAGCTTTTAAAGAAGCTTTATTTTCTTTTGCCAAATTTTTTCTTTTTAGACTTCATTGATTTAGATTTTTTAGACGGTCTTCCACGTTTGGATCCGTATGTTCCTTTACCTTTAGGCATAATATCACCTCATTTTAGTTATAGTAAAATTTAAAAACGCTTTTAAAACTAATGAAAGTGGTTATTTTAAATAAATAATTGAGGCTGCAGCAACTGTTATTGTTGTTTATTTACTGCTATAAAACGGTTTTAGTTTCATTAAGGATAATATCTTAGGAGTTATATTTATAGATTCTTTTTGAGGTTTGTATAACACCTGAACTATTTTAGGGTTTCTTTCAGCTAATTGTTTTAATCGTATGTCTATATCATTTAGTAAGTCTTTAAGAGAGTTTCCGACCGCGCTTTTATAATTAAATGCTTCTTTTGTTTCATACATTATTTCAGCATGATATAAAAAGTTGTGATTAACATTCTCCAATCGAGTTTGTTTGCTCATATATTTCTCCATTAATTCTTGCTATAGCATCTATTAACTCCATTATAGTTAATTCATCATCGCCAATTTTTTTAATTAAATCATTAAACTCTTCAAAAGACACTATTGTTACTATTTGCTCTAATTGTTCCATGTTGGATATTTATAACTACATTTTTCGCAAACCCATCTTGATTTACTTCCTTTATCCTGCCTGTTTACAATTGTTACATTTTTTTCACATATATTACATATTATAGAACTTATGTATTGGCTCTCTAAACTCACTAACAACTCCATTTATTATACAATCTCTTAAAAATATTTCCTCATTATCCGTATTTAAGTCTAAATAACTTCTTCTTTTTACTAAATCCATGTAAATCTTATTAGTTGGTGCTCGCTGCCCGTCAAAAAATCTCATGTGAAATACTAATTTATCTGCTTTATCTGTATAATTACGATTATCTATTATTAAATTTAAATCAACTTCACTTGTTGTTTTCCAATATCCATTATCAATTATATCATTTTCTTTACTTATTTCCCATGCATCTGTTTCATTAAAAAGATAATATTGATAACCTAATTTAATATCATTAACACGATTATACAAATGTCCTTCACTTTCTAACATATCTAATTTAGCTAACGTTGTACTACTAATGCGATAAACTTCACCATAAACTTTGCCGCCTTTGTTTTTAAGCATCAATGGAAATCTCATACCTCTTGGTACGTAAATAGAGTGATCTATTAAAATCTCATGCCTAATAAAATCACTATCTTTTAAAAAATGATGATTCATTCCACCTTTTTTTAATGTGCCATATACAAATACTTCTATACCCATAAATTTATCATCCATTATTTTACCTTCCTTATCTTTGAGCCATCACTAGCTTTAAACATTTTTAATTGGTCACTATATGAAAACCTTGGTACAAAATTAGGAATAGTATCAATTACCTCTTCGTAAGCTCCTATTTTTTCATTATAGTAAGATTTTAGTTTTTTATATCTTTTAAACTTAGGTTTAGATATTTCTATTTTCTTTATATCAAAGTTAAGTGTTTTAGTGTTAATTCGTATCATAGTATTAGCAGCTATGTTTATTGGCTCATATTCGCCCCAAAAACCAGCATCTATAATTGAATCAGTACTACCATAGACAAAACAATCAAACTCTGGTACATAAGCCATTTGAATTGGATTATTAGCTTTTATCATATAAACATAATTTGGTCGTTCTAAATCAGCCCAAACAATAGCAACTCTACCTTGCACCCTTGGTAATCTATTAGTAAGAAAATCATCAACACTGTTAGACGTTTCATATAGTCTAAATATAGCCTCACTATCAACTTGTGCGTATCTTTTCATATCATATTTGTGAAATAACTCTTTATGGTTTGATATAGAACCATTATGAGTACCTATAGTTTGACCTGTACGTATTGGATGATTATTTTTATTAACAGAAGGAGAACCTAAAGTTGCATATCTTGTATGACCCATAATAGTTGTAATACCATCATAAACTAAATCAATATTGTCTTTTACTTCTTTATCATCAAAAAACTCATAAGCTTCTTTGGGTTTTTTACATATTACATAATCGCCATATTTATCAATCAATGCAAAACCTGTCGCATGCCCTCCTCTTATATTAGCTGCTGTTAACATTTTAGAAAAGGATACTGAGACATTTTTAAGTGCCTCAGTATTTCTGTTTTTTTGTTTTAAAATAACTCCTGCTAGCCCACACATATTATGCTAAACCTCCTTGTTGATTAGTTGTTAAACCGTTTTTTACAAAAACATAATGTCTGTTTAATTCATAGTCAGCTTCTCTTCTGCTTAACTCTTTATACCTTTTTTGTACATACTTATTAGCTGAATTAACGCGTTCGTCTCTTGAAAATATTGTTCTCTCAGTTGGTTCCATACCACTTCTTCTTATAAAACCTATAGCACCTCTTAAACTTGCTAAGCCTTTTATATTATTTGGTACAAACGACATAGCAACACTTTTAGTATCTTCAACAGCGTTGATTATAGCTTGAGTAAATACAACCCATGAAACTATTTTATCAAAGTTTAATGAACCATTATGGTATCTAAATTCAACAGCTCCTCTTGTCCAAACATTACGAAAGTTAAGCCCACAAGCTCTATTAGTTTGAACATTTGGACTTGGTTGATACCTGTCAATAGCATTACCATTTGTGTTATATTTTCTATTACAATCTCTTTTAACTTTAGAAATCATTTTTTTAACATCATTTTTACTAACGTCATAATCATACCCAAAGTATTCTCTTCTAACAGGAGTACTATAATATCTGTTATCTAACCTTGAAGGTGAAACTAATTTGTAAATTAAATGTTCATACTTAGCAACAAATTTTACAAGATTAGCTAAGAATTTTTGACTTTTTTCTTTACCTTGAACCATCATATTAGTAACGTCGTGATGCACATGAATACCACAAGTATAGTTAACTTTACATTCTAATTCATTAAGAGTATCAAGTATTTGCTTTAACTGCGCAAAACCGTCTTCACCATATAATATAGGCGAAACAAGTTCATTTTCACCTACATAACCTCTGCGGCCATTAGCACTAACAGAAACGTCGTTTACTATCTTCCAATTTGGTCTAGTAATATGGTTATAACCTTCAACATTACAAGTTAATGTTAAAGCATCACATATATCTTGCTTTGAAGTACCTCTTGGTCTGATAAATTCAATCTCAACTCCAAAACCTCTCTCGTCGTTAAATTGTCCTTTTTTATTCATTTTATTTTCACTTTCTTGTTTGTTTTCGATAATCACACCTAGAAAGTACAAAAAAAAGCAATACGAGGACACCCTTTATTTATTTATTTTACATATTTTTTAAGGGTTATTTAAGGGTTTCTGCACAAATATCAAATAACATATTAAAATGTCTTTCATAAACATGAAGACTAGCTGCATAATGCCTATAAGTACCTAATTTTAAATTTGTTTTTTTAGCTATTTTTTTAGATAACAAACAAAACCAAGGTGCATCATAAGTTAAGCCATATATTAAATCATTACTTCTCATAAATACAGTTGTATCAAGTTTACCATCTCTAACCATAAAATGCTGCGCTATAGTACAAACAAAATCTTTATTATTATCATATTTATGCATTGGTTGATTATAATTTATTATAGCTTGTCTTGTATTTTTATCTTTTTTGATTGAATCAACACACCATTCAAACTGACTTTTTCCATTTTGTTTTTGTATAAAAGCAATATTTCCGTAATTACTATTTATTGTACCATTAGTATCAATTAAGCTTTGCCAAAATGATGAATATTTTTTTATTTTATCTATTTTTAATGAACCTGATAAATACCATTTTAATTCATTTTTTAAATATTTCTTACTCATTTTTCTTGATTTTAAATTAACAATACACTTTTGCATATTAGTTAGTTCAAGCCAAACGTGCTGCAGTTCTATTGTTTTTAAACCCCTTGGTGATATTTTATTTCCTTTTGTGATAAGGTCTTTAGATATATTTATAAATAAATTATCTATATTGTTTGAACTATGATTTATCATTACTCCTCCTTGTTATTATAATTATCTAAAGCTGCTAAATATGCAACTGCGTCTAATAAATTATCTTCTTTGTGATTATAACTCTGTCTTGATAGTTTTAATGCAACCAACATTATATACATATCACTTGCATTAATATCTTTACCTGTTGCACCAGAAGCAATCATAGCAGCTCTTTCCATACCTTCTGAAAATGGTCCATATTGTCTTTCTTTTTCTTCAGATCTATTATTTACTATTTCTTCTGCTTTAATTAAAATAGATTTTTTCATATTCCTGTACTCCCAAAACCTTTATCACCTCTTTCAGAGAAATCTTGCATACTTATTAATCCTTTATTAGAAGTTATCTCCAGATTCATATAATCCATTTTAATAGGAATAAATTGCAATATTTTCATACCAGGTTTTAATTTAAAATACTCAGACTTTAAATTTATTAAATGCAAGTGTATCTCACCAGTATAATTTTCATCTACAACACATGCACCAGATATAATATTATATTTAGTAGCTATACCACTTTTATTAAAAGCTATTAAAGCAAAACCTTCAGGTAGTTTTATTTTTATTCCACTTGGTATTAATATATCACTTTTACCATGTAAAACTGTTTTTACAAAATCATTTGGTATAAAAAAATCAATACCTGCATTTAAACCAGTTCTTTCTGGGCTTTTAACATCTCTTGTTTTAGTAAAAAATATTTTATTCATAAATTATCATTTATCCTTTTTTCTAGTTCTTGTTTAGTTATTTTTCCTTCATGATATTCAATACCCCAATTAAATAATTTAGATATTGTTCCTGCTTCTACTTCTTTTTTCTTATTTGCTCTATGTTCTATATTAAAAGAGTCTATTCTATTACTCATTAATATCTTTTCTATAACAAACATCTTAGGTAGTCTTCCTGCCATTTGTCCATTAGGCGGCTCGCAACTATAAACAATATCCTTCCAACCTTTTTTAATTGTTTCTTTATCAAACTTCATTAATAAGCTGCAGAATTGATTAAATAATAGTTGATTATTTCCTTTTATATCTAATGTATCAAATAAGTCATTAACAAAAAAACTAGCTTCCTGTGAACTGCATTTCTTCTCGCTCATTATTTTCCTTCTTGTTTATTTTCCACTCTTTATTATTTCTTACCCATGTTGCCAATCTTCTAACAATATCAAAAGTCTGTTGAAGTTCAAACCGCATCTTAGTATTAGAGTTATTACGCTCTGTCCAAAATCCTACAAAATTGTTAGTTTCATCGTTGCTATATTTTTTGTCTTTTATAACTTCATTTACTTTATCTATAAACTTATCTTGTCTTTTATCTATATCTTCTTCTTTATCTTTATCTTTAGGGGTTAGCATAACCCTTTGTAAATAGTTATTTAACCCTTTTTCTTCTAATCGTTTAATAACTGATAAATGTGGTTTAGAATTAATTCTTAAAGTACCATATTGATATTCAATAAACGATGGAATAAAGAACTGATTATCATCAATCATCTGCATCTTATTTTTAATTGACTCTGGAATTTTATCAAAATCATTAATATTAGTACCGATAAAAAAATTCATTGCTTCCCAATCGGCATCTAAAATTCCTGCGTGGTCACATTTAGTTAATATATAAATCCATATCAATTTTGAATTTGTATCTAACTTTCTAAACCAAGCCTTATCCCATATCTTAGTAT